GAGGGTCCACAGCGGGTGACCGCATTCCCGGGACAAGCCCGGAAATGACACTGTCGAGTTTGCTGAAGTTCAGGTCATCACGCCAGGATGGCCGGTGACATGGTGGCCGCGCCACCTGCGGTCACGGCGGTGACGACGTGCGTGGTGGCGCCGATGGTGGCGGCGGTCTTCACATAGATCACCACGTCATTGACCTTCATGCCCTTGGCGGCACCGTCTTCGATGAAGTCAGTGGCGTCCGCATCGGTATGAACGTCGGTGCCGTAGGCAAGCCAGACTTTCGGCTGGTCGCCAACGCAGGGGATCACGCAGTTCCATTGATCAGTTACATAAGCCATGTGTTGTCCTCCCTATCAGGATGCCACGATGGCAGAACCATCATGTGTCATCTGCACGATACCGGTGTTCTGAAGCAGCTTGGCTTCGTGGTAGAGGGAGCAGCGCGACCATGACAGTTGCTGCTTGTCCTCATAGCCGATGGCCACGTCCATGCCCTTGGCGTCGGCGGCATGGCCGACGGCATTGCGGTGGTACATGAAGCACAGCTCCGAACTGGTGCCGAGACCGGCGATCTGGTTGGACACGATCCACTTCACGCCGAGCCACTCATACCAGCCCTGCCCCATGCTGGACGCTGTTTTGGCATCCATGGCATTCCAGCCGGGATAGTTCACCGCCGGCTTGACAGTAACAAAGTCCGCGCTTGAGAACGTCGGAATGGCCATCAGGTAGGCCAGGAAGGCCGGCGAGATGACCGCGAACACATTGCCGTCCCACGGAACGCCATTGTTCATCAGGTAGGTAGTTGCCTTCTGCACCATGGTCAGTGAGGCGGTAGCCGCTGAACCGGTGGTGATGGTGCCGGTTTCAAGCTGCGCCAGGATGGTGGCATCGATGTCACGGTTCAGCACGGACATGGTGTTGATCTGCATGATGTCGCGCTGATCACCTTGTGACTGGAAGATATTGAACCCGGTCATTTCGATGAGATCGTGTTTTTCCTTCAGCGTGACGGTGGTCTGGGTGTTGTTGTTGTCACGCGCCGGGATCAGGCCGCCGACACCACGGGTCACCGTCGTGCCGGATGAATCGACGATCAGGAACGTGGCCTGATTGCCCTTGGTCTGGCTTTCCTTGGTGGTTGTATCCTTGAGAAGCGATTGCCGCTGACCAAAGGCCAGAACCATCTCTTCCCGATATTGAATCATTGGGGCTGCACCAGGCATGGTGTCCCTCCTTTATTCATTTGGGTTGAATGAAAGCCTGGTCCTGAACGGGTAGCCGGATGGCGAGTGACCGCCGGGGTGTCTTCGGTTCATCGAAGGGCCGGGTTTCACTTGCCTGTCGGGGCGCGGAACAGTAGCGGGTTGGTTCGGAGTCTTGACCCCGAGGTTCAACCGGGACCGTGAACTGCGGGATGGCCGGTTTGAAATGAGTGGCGGTTTACGGATTCATGGAGCGATACTGCGGGCCCGGTGTGGGCAACACGCCATTTTGCATGGGTTGAAACCGTCCAGACGGATCTCTGTCGTCCGGCATGGTGGCCCGGACATCCAGAGTGAGGCCTGAAAACGCCTCTTGAGCCATCCGGTGAACGGCCAATTCGTCGACGTTTGCAAGACTGGCCACACACCATGAACCGGGGATGGCGGAGAACAGGCTGACCTACCGCCGCTGCTCCAGCAGTTTGCTGTACTCCACGTCCAGGCCATCGCGTTTGTATTTTGAATAGTCGGTGGACATGATCTTGCGGATCTCCTCGATGCGGGCCTGCACATTGTGGCCGGCTGCGGTTTCGCCGGTCTGCAGCACGCTGCCGCCTTCAGAGCGTGCCATCTGGTTGATGAACCTGTTGAACTTCGGATCATCGGCCAGCCGCAGACCCTCCGGCGTGCGCGCGGTGACGAGGGACTGCCAGCTGTCGCCCAGCTTGTCCTGCATGAACCGGGCATTCAGCGCGATGTTCTTCCGGTAATCCGCGCCCCAGTCCATCCGCAGTGTGTCTTCCGTGTCCTCCTGCCGCAAGGCGTCGGTCTCGGCCTGCCGCTCCATCTGTTTGAACGCCACATCATTGGCCACCGACATGATTTTTTGCGCATGTTCCGGCGGCATGTCCAGCTCATGAAACGTGCTGCGAAACTCATCAATCGACGCCTTGCCGAACTCGTCCAGGTCTTCATACCTGCCGTCCAGCAGGATCGGCACATCATAGTCCGTGGCGGTTTCGGGAATACCGTGCTGCAGCCGCCATTCGGCGCGCTGTTCATCTGTCGCCTCCGGGCCGGGCCTGAGCTGCACCTCGCCTGAGCGAATGCGCTGCTGGGCCGACAGCAATGCCTTTCCAACCGCATCGGGCGAGGTATAGCGCTCCAGCAGCCGGGCTGCCTTGGGATCGCCATTGGCCATCTGTGTGCGCCAGTCATCCGGCCACCGGTGTTCACCAGGCTGGCCAGAAGCGGACTCGTCTGGCGCAGACTGGTCTGTTGCAGACTGGTCTGTTGCAGACTGGACTGATGCAGATGCGCCCGACACGGAGGGGGCTGCATCGGACGTGCCGGATCCGGCCTCGTCATACAGCGAGCCTTGCTTGCCGTTATCCGACCAGGACCGGGTTCGGTCCTGCTGGCTTGCTTCATGTCCGGCAGGGCTTTCAGTGGCGCTGCCGCTTGGCATATCTGCAGTCGCTGGAACGGTTTCAGTTTCAAAAGCGGTCACTTGGTGGTCTCCTGATTGGGGGTGGTGGGGGTGATCAGGGTTTCCTGGATCATCGCACCCACATACCGGCGGCCTTCGCCAAAAGCGGACAGCCGGTCATTGTGTTCATGGAATGTCAGTTCGTAGTAACCGCAGAACCGCTTCATGATGACCTCGAGTGCTGTTTTCTGTTGCGCTTCGTTTGCGACGCCGGCACCCAGGCCCTTGATTGCCATGACTTCTGCAACGCTCAGGTCCTGCGGCCAGGTATCGCCGAGCGGCTTCGGGCCGGGCGATGGTTTGCCGCGGCTCATGGTATCCCCGCCCTGGCGGCCTGTGCTGCCACGTCCGCCAGCTGGCCGGCTTCTGCAATGGCTCCCTGGCTTTGGACGGCCTGCTCGATTTCAGCCTGGGCTGCTTCGACTTCCGGGGCGTCGACCTCGCGCACCCACTGGGCAGGGGCAACGGCAAGCATCGTGTCGCCATAGGCTTTCGCCACATCGAAGCGGGCAGCGATTTTCGGATCGGCACCGGCAGCGGCCTGGGTCAGTTCCATGGCGCGACCAAAGGTCAGCGCCAGGCCGTCGCGGCGGGCATCCTCGATCGGGTTGTCATAGGTCCAGTCAAACTCGCGGCCGTCAATCTCCTCCGGCCGGTCTGCTTCGCTGCCCAGCCATCCCATGTTCATGGCAACTCCATAGGTGAGGTCCAGCACACGGCCATTGCGTTCGGGTTCTGCCGGTTCGATGATCGGCTGCGTGGCGCGCTGGAATTCCTGCCAGCGGCGCTCTACTTCCTGCGCCGTCATCTCGCTGCCGCCGACCGGCAGGAACAGCTTGTTGAGATACCACGCGTCGCCGAGTTGCTGGCGCGTGGCGCCGTGCAGCGACACGCCGATCTCCGGCACCTTGCCGAGATTGACCGGGCGTATGGCATCGCCGTTGCGCTCATCATAATTCTTGTCCACCCAGGTAATGCCGCCGGGAAACAGGTTGACCGGACCGAGCACCACTTCAGACTGGCCCACCAAAGGCGGCTCAACCGCGTTCTCGCCGGCCTGCATGATCGACCATGTCATCGACTGCATGGTGCGCGCATCAGGCGTCGAGATCACCGCGCACGGCGAAATGGCATAGGCAGACCCCGACAGCCGGAACCAGCGGCTCACTGCATAGCGCAACTCGTTGAGTTCTTCTTCGAACAGGATGTCCCTGGTGTCTTCGCAGATATAGACCGACACCCACTCCCTGGCGGCAGACTTCGGCTTGTCGGCGGCATAGTACGCATCGATCGGCATCGACACATGCAGGCACTGCACCTTGTCGTCGGGAGATTTTTTCAGCTTGTCGGCAATCTTATTGGGAATCGTCCAGCCGGCCTTTTTTTGCGAGCACAGGTGCGCCACCTTCATCTTGAAGCGGCGGTATACGGTGTCCACCTCACCGTCGACATCTTCAGCCCAGGCGCAGTCGCGCAGATGCCAGGTGCGGTACAGCATGCCGGAGCGGTCCGAACGCGGCTCGGCGGAAGTCACGCAATTGCCGAAGGTGACATATTGATGATCGGCCAGGGCCTGGGCTGAAATGAACTGGGACCTGTTGTCATACAGCAGCGCGCGCATGCGCTTGTCGGTGCGCTCATAATGTGCGCGGATCGCCTGCACCCGGTTGATCTCGTCATCGCGGTCCCTGCCCCTGAACCATTCGCGGCCCTTGGGACGCAGCACCGATCCCAGGTAATTGCCAAAGTCACGCCGATACAGCGCCGGCGTTGAATCATACAGGTTGGAGGCAAAGCCATCGGCGTTCTTGCTGGCGGTGAAGTCGGCGTGCTCGGGAAAGTGCAGTTCGGCCACTTCCTGCCAGAACGAATTGAGCGCCTGCCTTGCGCTGAATGCAGATGCCGCCATGGCGCACAGGCGGGTTGCGCGTTCGGGCAGCGCCATCAGGCGGTGCCACCCAGATTGGTGCCGGAATAGGACTGGCCGGAATAAATTGTGGCATCGCGCCCGCCCCGCTTCTTGCGGCGCTCACGCACCTTGTCGCGCGCCGCCTGCTTGCTGGCAAACGAGCCGGGATCCGGCATTTTACTCACCGCAACTTCCGGTATCTTCGGCTTGAAAATCGAACCGATCGCCTTGATGGCCTTGGACATGGACGTGTCTCCTTTGTTTGATATTATCGCTCACGCCAGCAGCCGGAGGCTGCTGGCGTGAGCGATATGATCTCAAAATGAGAACGGCCCGCCAAAGGCGGACAAGCTGTTCGACCATCATGGATCCTCGGGACAAGCCCGAGGATCCATCTTTCGACCCCGCGCGCAGAACCCTCAACGCTACTGCTGATGCACACGAGTCTTGCCGGTATTTGTGTAACCAGGTCAATGTCACCGCGAGACAACGAAACGGCATTGTTGCTGCATACGAGCACAAATCATTGAAATATATAAATTTACTACAATTCTAAAAACCGCCGAACCTACCTCCGGGTGTCATCTTCGGGCCTGTCCCGAGGATCCATTGCTCAACCTGCGCGCAGGGTCCGGCCCGACCGTCGCACCATCCCTGAACGGATGAAGGTGTTCAAACGGGTCATAGTCGTCGTCACCATTGGCCCAGTCATCCAGTGTCATGGTTGAAAAGACGTCCTCAGCAACCTGGTAAATATCGATATCGTCAATACCCTCCAGGCTGGCCATCCGACCTGCATGGCCAGCCGTGGCAATGAACGGCTGACTGTCCG